ATATGACTTAATAATGCAAGCGTCGGAAGAGTATTATGGTAATAATAATTCTCTTTCAGAAGAAACTATTAGTAAGTTCTCAGAAATGAGTAGTACTGATTTAGTTAATGCTTATGTTGAGTCAGTTAGAAACAATCCTACACCACAACAACAAGAAGTAGATATACCTGATGCACAGGTAAATCAAATACAAAACTCTGTTGGTGGTGAGAAACAATATACAAATATTGTATCTTGGGCTGCTAACAATTTACCTGAAAAACAAGTATTAGCATATGATAACTTAGTTGCATCAGGAAATGTAGAAGCTATTGGCTTAGCTTTACAAGGACTAAAAGCACAATATGATAATGCTTTTGGTAGCGAGGGAAGAACTCTACAAGGTAGAGCACCTCGTAGTAACGAGGGTGTATTTAGATCGCAGGCAGAATTAATGTCAGCTATGAATGACCCACGTTATGATACAGATGAGGCATACAGAGATGATGTTCTCAGAAAATTAGATCAATCAAATCTTCAGTTCTAATGAACAAACAAACAAAAAATTCTTACAAAAAATTCGGACAAATGGTTTCCGAGTTTGGTAGTAACTGGAAAAAAATAAAAGATACTGCTAAGAAAAAACAAAAAGCTCTAGATCAATTAAAATGAAAACAAAAGATCTAGACACGCTACTCGAAAACGAGTATGCTTATGAACCACCAATACAATTAATTGAAATGTCACACCACAACACCAACCCAATCTTTACACATGAAGCAGAACGTTTTAATGGCTGGGCAGCGATGCTTGGTTTTGTTGCTGCTCTTGGTGCCTACATTACTACAGGTCAGATCATACCCGGCGTTTTCTAAACCAAGGGTTATAGACCCTTACAAATGGAAGATGAGTTGCTTCGATTTTATCCAAGCAAGATACAAAGTGATACTAGATGAGAACCTACCTAGCCGAGCTAAGATGGAACTCATAAATTTTTTCCTCTCCAAAGTCGAAGAGGAATGCGACAACATACATTTAAACTAATCACATGGCTGCAATCTCACTACAAAGAGACACTACAACCAACTGGGAGAAGTTTTGTAACTGGGTCACTAGCACAAACAACCGCCTATACGTAGGTTGGTTCGGCGTGCTAATGGTCCCTTGCTTACTTGCTGCTACCACATGTTTTATACTCGCCTTCATCGCTGCACCGCCAGTAGACATTGACGGCATACGTGAGCCAGTTTCCGGCTCGTTATTATACGGAAACAATATTATTTCAGGAGCAGTCGTCCCCTCCTCTAACGCAATCGGACTACATTTTTATCCTATTTGGGAAGCTGGTACTCTGGACGAGTGGCTCTACAATGGTGGACCATACCAGTTAATAGTCTTTCATTTCCTTATTGGTGTTGCTGCATACGCAGGAAGACAATGGGAATTGTCATACCGCCTAGGCATGAGACCTTGGATATTTGTTGCTTACACTGCACCATTATCCGCAGCTCTAGCGGTTTTTCTAGTCTACCCTTTCGGACAAGGGAGTTTCAGTGATGGTATGCCTCTTGGTATTTCTGGTACTTTTAACTTCATGTTCGTATTCCAAGCAGAACACAATATCCTTATGCATCCGTTCCACATGCTCGGTGTTGCTGGGGTATTCGGTGGAGCTTTGTTCGCTGCTATGCACGGAAGTCTTGTTACATCTTCTATCATTAAAGAAACGACAGACGAGGTATCGCAGAACTATGGCTATAAGTTTGGTCAGGACGAAGAAACATATAACATCGTTGCAGCTCATGGCTACTTCGGTAGGTTAATATTTCAATATGCCTCTTTCAATAATAGTCGTGCTCTACATTTCTTTCTTGGTACTTGGCCAGTGGTTGGCATATGGCTCACCTCCATGGGGATAGCTACTATGGCATTCAACCTTAATGGCTTTAACTTTAACCAGTCAGTCGTAGATGTAAACGGTAAGATCATCCCAACATGGGCTGATGTAGTCAACCGAGCTAACCTCGGATTTGAAGTTATGCACGAGCGCAATGCTCATAACTTCCCACTTGATTTAGCTAATGCTGAGTCAACACAAATTGCACTAACAGCTCCAGAAATTGCTTAATAAATTTGTATTAATTTTAACTTTAATAACTAATTTGTTCATCATCTCAGGAGTCACACGCCACTGGAATAATATGTCTCATCAAAACGATAAGATGAAAGCGAGTCCAACTCGATTTGAATTTTGTAATAGCAATGGCAAAGAACGTGAGCTTGCGGATGGGCAAGCACAAAAGCCGGAAGGGAGGACTAACGGCAGCCGGGAGAGCGAAGTACAATAGAGCAACCGGTTCAAACCTCAAGGCTCCACAGCCCGGAGGTGGTCCACGCAAGAGATCTTTTTGTGCCCGATTTAGGGGCATGAAAGGTCCTATGAAAAAACCAAATGGCAAACCTACTCGTAAGGCGCTTGCCATGCGTCGATGGAAATGTTAATTATGCCCGGACACTACGGAAAAAAACCAGCCAAGAAAAATGGCACAGCCAAAAAACTAATGGCTAAAAACCCTAAAATGCCTGCTAAGGTAGCTAGGGCTATTTCTAAAAACATGAAGAAAAAGTAATGGCACACAAAGGCAAAGGCTCCTGTAAAGGGGGCATGAAAAAAGGAGGTAAGAAGTATGGCAAGTAAGCGTGGCTTATACGCCAACATCCATGCCAAGAGAAAGCGCATAGCTGCTGGCTCTGGTGAGAAGATGAGAAAGCCCGGAGCTTCCGGAGCACCTACTGCTGCTAACTTTAGACGTGCAGCTAAAACAGCTAAGAAACGTAAATAAAAAAATGGTTTTTAAAAGTACATTAACTTGGCAGCGAGAAGAAAGAATTGCTGCTGAAGCTAAAGCTGCTGAAGAAGCTAAGAAAAAATCTTCAAAAAAATCTAAAGAATAACGCTACGTCCGTTCATCCCTTACGGGACGCATGACTCCTAAGCATGGAACGGGGCTTAGGTATATGGAGATAGCAATGAAAGTTACTTTCGTATATCGTGGCGTTGCTTACACAAGAGTAATCGGTTAGGCGATCTTGGGGAGGTTCAATTCCTCCCTACTCAATCTGGCTTTTGCCCTCTAAGGAGGATACCATCAGCCGTATATACGGTGGGATAGACCACAAACGTGCCAGTCTCACGTAAGACCAATTAAGACTGCTACAATTCTAACGTTAGGAACGATACAATATACCCCTCAAAATAGGACATAATCATGGCTCAACAGAGTACAGGTATGACCTCTTCATTAACCCGTGCTGGTCAATCCAATAGCACAGGTGACGCAAGAGCACTCTACCTTAAACTGTTCAGTGGCGAGATGTTCAAAGGCTTCCAGCACAATGCAATCGCAAGAGATCTCGTTATGAAGAGAACTCTTAAGAATGGAAAATCTTTACAGTTCATCTACACTGGACACACAAAAGCCGAGTTCCATACACCCGGAAATTCTATACTCGGAAACAGCGACGGAGCACCTCCAGTAGCTGAAAAAACCATAACTTGCGACGACCTATTAATCAGTTCTGCATTCGTGTATGAGCTAGATGAGACACTCGCACATTATGAGTTGAGAGGAGAAATATCTAAGAAGATTGGATATGCTCTAGCTCAGAAGTATGACAGACTTATCTTCCGTGCAATCGCGAAGGGAGCACGTCTTGCTTCACCAATCACAAAGTCCGGTTTCGTTGAACCCGGCGGTACACAAATCAGATTAACAAGATCTGGAGTTACTAATGCTACAGCAGCATACGACTCTCAGTGTCTAATAGCAGGCTTCTATGATGCTGCTGCTGCACTAGACGAGAAAGGCGTATCTACTGATGGTAGAGTAGCTGTACTAAACCCAAGACAGTACTACGAACTTATACAAGCTGTTGGTTCTAG